GCCGCAGATCCCGCCTGCATTGGCTGGGCTGTTGCAGATCACCGAGCAGGACATGAGCGACCTGCTGGGCAAGCCCGACGCTGCCGATGAGGTGGTTGCCAACGTCAGCGGCAAGGCGGTTGAACTGGTCCAGCAGCGCCTCGACATGCAGACATTCATCTACATGTCGAATATGTCCAAGGCGATCAAGCGCGGCGGCGAAATCTGGCTTTCGATGGCGCGTGACATTCTTGTGGAGCCTGGCCGCAAGATGAAGGCTGTCGGCGCCGGTGGTGAGTTGTCCAGCATTGAAATGGGCAAGCCGATCCTGAACGTCGAGACCGGCGAAGTGGAATATGAGAACGATCTGAGCAACGCCAAGTTTGACGTGGCTGTTGATGTTGGCCCTGCATCGGCAAGCAAGCGCAGTGCCACCGTCCGCGCGCTGTTGGGCATGATCCAGCTTTCGCCTGATCCAGAAACGCAGCAAGTGCTGACCTCGATGGCCATGATGAACATGGATGGCGAGGGCATCGGCGAGGTGCGCGGCTATTTCCGCAACAAGCTGATCAAGATGGGCGTCATTCAGCCGACCGAGCAAGAGGGCGAAAAGCTTCTGGCAGAAATGCAGGCCGCGCAGCAGCCAGACCCGCAGGCGCAATATCTGCAAGCTGCCGCTATGGAAGCGCAGGCGAAGGCAGGCCAAGCGCAAGCCAACACAGAATACACCTTGGCGCGTGCGGAAGAGACCCGCGCCAAGACCGTGGAGGTGCTTGCTGGCATCCAGCAAAAAGAACGCACCAACGTAGTGGAAACAGCGAAGGCTCTGCAAGAGACCGTCGCCACCGGAATGCGGCAACCGCCCAGCCGCACAATGTAATGGGTGAGAAAATCGCGAGGATCGCATGACTGAATTGGCAGAACAGATCGAAGATGACTTTGAAGATGAGGCTGAAGAAATCAATGCCGACATGGCCGAGATGGCTGACGGCAATGATGACGAAGCCGAAGAAGTTGTAATTTCGATTAACGGGGAAGCGCCAGCCCCGGAGGAAGATGAGGAAGCCCGCGCCCCTGATTGGGTCCGGGATCTTCGCAAGAACTATCGTGAGGAGAAACGTCGATCCAAGGAATTGGAGCAGCGGCTCGCACAAGTCGAACAGCGGAACACCCAAGCGGTCGCGCCACTTGGGCAAAAGCCAACGCTTGAAAAGGCCGACTACGACACCGACCGATATGAGAAGGATCTTACTGCATGGTATGAGAAGAAGCGCCAGCATGACGAGCGTGAGGCTACCGTAAAGTCTGAACACCAAGCCGTTCAGAAAGAGTGGGAGCGCAAGCTGGAAAGCTATCAGGGGGCGAAGGCTGGCCTGAAGGTGCGTGACTTCGAGTTTGCCGAGGATGTCGTCCAAGACAATCTCAGCGTCATGCAGCAGGGCATGATTGTGCAAGGTGCCGACAACCCGGCCCTTGTCGTTTATGCTTTGGGCAAGAACCCGAAAAAGGCGAAGGAAATCGCTTCCATTACAGATCCCGTGAAGTTCGCCTTTGCGGTTGCGAAATTGGAGACGCAGTTGAAGGTATCTAACCGCAAGGCTCAATCGTCACCCGAGCGCAAGATCAGCGGCACCGCCCGCCCATCTGGCGCGGTTGACAGCACCCTAGACCGCCTGCGGTCTGAAGCAGAAAAGACTGGCGACTATTCCAAAGTTTTCCAGTATAAGAAGCAGAAGGCCAAGGGCTAAACCCCCATATGAAGGACCACGGAAATGGCTAACGCTTTTTCAAAAGAAGAACGAGTTGCCTTTGAGAACATCCTCGAAGGCTTCAACGATGCGCTGGTGATGTCGCGCAACGTGTCGGTGTACAACACCGATGGGTCGATGATGGAACGCACGAACGACGTGATCTGGCGTCCGCAGCCCTACATTGCGACCTCGATCAACGGCGCACCTCGCACCGACATCTCGGCCCAGTTCATCGACTTCACGCAGCTTGCTGTTCCGGCAACGCTCGGCTTCAACAAGACGGTGCCGTTTGCTCTGGACGCTCTGGAACTGCGTGACCAGCTTCAGGAAGGACGCCTTGGCGATTCCGCGAAGCAGAAGCTGGCTTCGGACATCAACGTGGCCATCATGAACGTGGCCGCTGCCCAGTCCACGATGGTCGTGACCCGCTCCGGTTCGGCTGGCGGTTACTCTGACGTTGCTGAATGCGATGCCGTGTTCAACGAGCAGGGCGTGCAGATGTTTGACCGTTATCTGGCGCTGTCGTCGCGCTCGTATAACGGCATGGCGTCTGATCTTGCTGGCCGCCAGACCATGACGGGCAAGCCGACCACCGCGTATGAGCGGTCGTTTGTCGGTGAAGTCGCTGGCTTCCAGACGTACAAGATGGACTATGCTAACCGCATCCTGGGGAACACGACCCCGGTCGGTGACATCACCATCAACGGCGCCAACCAGTATTACACCCCGCGTGCGACCTCGACCGCAGGCACGGGTGAGACCAACAACGTGGACAACCGTTACCAGTCGCTCAACGTCACCCTGGCAGCCGGTGCTGTCGTGCGTGTCGGCGATTGCTTCCGGTTGGCAAGCGTGAACGCGGTGCATCACATCACCAAGGGCGACACTGGCCAGGCCAAGACGTTCCGCGTGATCTCGATCACCTCGGGCGGCGGCACTGCAGGCAACAACACCATCGTCATCTCCCCGCCGATCATCTCGGCGCAGGGCGCGACCGATGCTGAACTGCAGTACAAGAACGTCACGGCAACCCCGGCCAACGGTTCGACCGTCACGATCCTGAACGTGGACGCTGCCGACATCAACTGCTTCTGGCAGAAAGACGCTCTGGAAATCTTGCCGGGCCGTTATGCAATTCCCGCCAATGCTGGCGTGGACATCATGCGCGGCACGACCGACCAGGGCATCGAACTGGTGATGCAGAAGTTCTACGACATCAACACCGCCATCACGAAGTATCGCATGGATACATTCTTCGGCGTTGTGAACAAGCAGCCCGAGATGTCGGGCATCTTGCTGTTCAATCAGGTTCCGTGATCTGATAGCATCGGGGGCGGGGAAACTCGCCCCCTTTCACCTTTGACAATGGGATAGTGCCATGCCGCTGACAAAAGGTTACAGCCGCAAGTCCATCGGAGAGAATATCAAGATGGAAGAGAAGTCTGGGAAGCCGCGCAAGCAGGCTATTGCCATCGCGATGAACACGGCACGCACCGCTGCCATGAAGGCAGGCAAGCCGTCGAAGGCACCGAAAGGCAAGAAGACATGACGACCATGCTTTACAAGTCTCCCGGCAAGGTCAAGCGCAGCGCAAGCGAGACGTTTGACACCTGCATCGTGGAAGACAACGAGATTGAAGCCACCATCGAGGCGGGATGGCATTACACCGTGCGCGAGGCTATCGCTGCCTCCAGTTGCCCTTCACCCGAGGCCAAGCCAAAGCGTGGCCGCCCGCGCAAATCTGAGGCTCTGTGATGGCATACACCAAGCGCGACATCGTGAACCGGGCGTTTGAAGAGATTGGCCTTGCGGGCTATGTCTATGATCTGGCCCCGCAGCAGCTTGAGGGCGCTTTGCAGCGTCTTGATGCTATGATGGCGACGTGGAACGGCAAGGGCATCCGCCTGCGCTATCCTTTGCCATCCTCAACGGCAGCCAGCGATCTTGACCAAGATATCGGCGTTCCTGATGATGCGCTTGAAGCCATGCACCTCAATCTGGCTGTGCGCATCGCGCCTGGTTATGGCAAGAGTGTTTCGCCAGACACGAAGGCAAATGCGCAGCTTGCCTATAAAGCGTTGATGTCCAGATCGACCTTCCCGGTTGAGATGCAGCTTGGCAACATGACGATCCCGTCTGGCCAAGGCAACAAAGGCTGGCGCTACTACAACGACGCATTCCTGCGTCAACCAATTGACCCGCTGACGGTTGGACCGGACAGCGCCTTGACATGGGATTGACGCGATGACCAACATCAACCAGCTTTCTTCGCTCGACACGATCCAGCTTGGCGATCTCCTCGCTGTCTGGGCCACGAATAACGGCGACACGCGCAAGGCATCGATGAGCCTTGTGTTGTCGTTTATACAGGACAACCTGACGCTGCCGGGAACAACGACAACGCAATACGCAGCACCAAGCGCAACTGGTTTTTCGGTCACGGTGTCTGCTGTAGACACTTGGCTGCTGCTGATGCCAACGGCAACCTTTGCGTCTGGCACCATCGTGCTTCCATCGGCCCCGACTGACAGATCTGAGGTGAGCGTCAACTGCACGCAGATCGTCATGTCGCTGACTGTCTCGGGCGCCGGAAAAACTGTCACAGGATTGCCCACGTTCATGGCTATGGCCAACTCCTTCTTCACCATGCGGTTCGATGCAATCACGAATGCCTGGTATCGGGTCTCTTAACCAAAGGATAACAGACATGTTCCTCTATCCATCAGCAGCCAGCACGGAAAAAGAAATCGCCATTCCGCGCGGATCGTCTCTCAGTGTTGGCAGTATTGGCGACCAGCCGTCGCTGGTTCAGATCGGCGTGCAGGAGCCAACAGGTGTTGTTGAACTGCTGAACCGCGCGCAGACCTTTGGCCCCTACGCCAACGACCGCATGGCTACGATCTACAATCGCGGCGCAACGGTGGAATACGATGTTGGCACGCAGCCGAAGCTTCGCAGCTTCCCGCCTTTGGTGCTTGGCTCTCTGACGCCTGTTGCGCTGGTTGAGCCAGCGGCAACATTCATCACGCTGACATACGAAACCAACGCAGGCTTGGTCCGTCTGGTGAGCGCAGGCGCGCATGGCCTGACCGCCGCCGTGGCAGTCGGTGCAAGCGTCTATGTGACTTGGGCCACTGGCACGGGCGTCAATGGTTTCTATGAGATCACCGCGCTTGATACCGACACCACTGGCGTCAAGATCACCATCAACCGGGCATTTGTGTCTGGGCTTGGTACACCGACCGTCGCAGTCGCCAACACTGTTGTCACGCTGGCATCTGTCACGGTGCCTGGCTGGTCGATGGGCGTGGGCGGGGGCATGGAGGTTGATGCCCTGTTTACCATGACCAACAGCGCTACGGCCAAGAACCTCGGCCTGACCTACGGAGGCGGCGTCCTGATGGCTGTCAGCGCGGCAAACAATACCAGCGCCTGCGCACAGAAGCTGATGTGCAACCGTGGATCGTCTCAGATTGTCAGCAATGCGGCCAACCAAGTAGGCCACGGTCTATCAACAGCCGCCAACGTGTTTTTGACTGTTGATGCCACGGTTGACCAAGTCTTTGCGATCACCGCGCAGCCTGCCGCTGCGAACAACATCGTGAAGCTGGAAGCCTTCAAGCTGTACATCAACTTCTAAGGGGCAGTAATGCAGATCGGCATCATCAACGGGATATACACGGATGGCTCGCCCGATTTTCGGACGGGCTATCCTGTCAACCTTGTGCCTGTGCCGAAATCCACGGGCATCTCGGAAGGCTATCTTCGCCCAGCAGATGGCATCGTGAAAACAGGAGACGGCCCCGGATCAAACCGAGGCGGCTTGAACTGGGAGGGCGTGCTGTATCGCGTGATGGGCACCAAGTTGGTTACTGTCGCGCAGAACGGCACTGTCACGGTGATCGGGGACGTGGGTAGCGGTAACCGCGTGACGTTCACTTACAGCTTCGACTATCTGGCTGTCACGTCTGGCGGGCGGCTTTACCTGTATGACGGCACAACGCTGACGCAGGTAACCGACCCCGATCTGGGCACGGCTTTGACCGTTGTCTGGGTTGATGGGTACTTCATGACGACAGACGGCGAATTTTTGGTCATCACGGAATTGAACAACCCATTTGCCGTCGATCCTCTGAAGTATGGATCGTCCGAAGCTGACCCCGACCCGGTGAAGGCACTTCTAAAGCTGCGCAACGAGATCTATGCACTGAACCGCCATACCATCGAGGTGTTCGATAACACTGGCGCATCGGGCTTTCCTTTCCAGCGCGTCACTGGCGCCCAGATGCAGAAGGGATCACTCGGCACATACACTTGCTGCGTCTTTGGCGAGGCAATCGCTTTCATGGGCAGCGGCACCAACGAAAACATCTCGATCTATGTTGGCGCCAACGGCACGGTAGAAAAGATTGCCACGCGCGAGATTGAGGAGATCCTGTCAGGCTACACGGAGACGCAACTTGCTGGCACGTTCATGCAGGAGCGCACCGAGGGCGCGCATGAGTTCCTGGAAATCCATCTGCCCGATCAAACCATCGTATTTGATGCGGCAGGATCGCGGGCTGTTGGTCAGCCTGTCTGGTTTATATTGCGCACGTCTCTAGTTGGCCTTGGCCAGTGGGCTGTGTGCGATGCCATCTTTGCCTATGACAGGTGGAACGTATGCAAGCCTGCTGACACTGACGTGGGCTATCTGGACAAGAACATCGCCACGCACTGGGGCGAGACCATCGGCTGGGAGTTTGGCACGGCTATTGTGTACAACGAAGGGCGCGGTGCGATTTTCCATGAGATGGAACTGGTCAGTCTGACGGGCCGCGTGCAGCCTGGCGCTGATCCGACTGTCTGGACATCGTATTCGCTTGATGGGCTGACCTACAGCGTAGAGAAGCCTGCGCGCGTGGGCAAGCTGGGCGAATACAACAAGCGAGTGGTCTGGCTGCAGCAGGGCCACATGCGCAACTGGCGTCTGCAGAAGTTCAGAGGCACTAGCGAGGCGCAGCTTGCAATGGCACGCCTGGAGGCGCGGGTTGAGCCGCTGGCGTTCTGATGGCTGACCCGTTCACCCTTAATCGAAACCAGATCTCCCGCTTCGTTGGCAATGATCCCGATGCCATCCGCGCCATTGAACGGCTTTTCCAAGTCGCTGGCACATTGACGCCATCCGAGATTGCAACGCTGACGCAATTGATCACTGATAACGTCTATTCCACAGGATCGGCAGACAACAAGGCCGAGGTCGCTTTGGCCAACGCTACTAATGCTGAGCAGCTTGCCAATCTTGTTGCAATGCAGCCAGCCCCGCAAGATCCGCGCTTGGATCGGTTGCAAGACGTGGATGCCCCGTTCGCTGCGGCTGGCATGGTTATCATCTACGACGCCACAAGACGCGTCTGGCTGGCCAACACGATCACACCAGGCGCAAACATTTCCATAACCAACGCAGATGGCTCGATAACGATTGCTGTTTCTGGGCTTGGATCAATGGCGTTCGAGAACATCGGGGCATCGGGGTCATTCGTCGCAGGCATTCAAACAGTAACCGTCGTTGACGGCATCATCACAAGCATAGTCTAAGGAGGTCGGTATGGCAGTAACGCCCAAGGTTCTTATCCCAGCCAAGCAGGCTGAGAGTGCGCAGACCGCGCAATACACCGCCACGGCGGTCAAGGCGATCATCGACAAGTTCACGGTTACCAATACCACCGCCAGCAACGTCACGTTCTCGGTGAACCTTGTGACGGTTCTGGGCACTGTCGGGGCGAGCAACCGGATCATCGATGCCAGAACAATCGTGCCAGACGAGACCTATACCTGCCCTGAGTTGGTTGGTCATGTGCTTGAGGCTGGTGGCTTCATCTCGACGCTGGCCAGTGCAGCCACGTCGCTCACAATTCGCTGTTCAGGCCGGGAGATTTCATAATGGACGACATGATGATCGAGTTTGGTCTTTCGACTACAAAGATCGTTTCTGCATCGCAGAACCGCAAAAATCGCCAGATGGTGATTGATGAATGGCAGCTTGGTCCTGAGAAGGCTTCGGTTGAACCGAAGGCCAACAAGGAGTTCTGGGCGTCAGTCGGCAAGGCTTGGGGCATGGATGAGAAGGAAGCGCGGCGGCGGCTTTGCGCCAACTGCGAATACTTCCAGAATGACCCCATGT